GTTGGATTCCTCCGAATGATCCTGAGGCAACTCCTGAACCTGTGAAGTGTGTCTATCCTTATGGGTGTGGAGAGTATCAATATCAGTTACGAGTTACTGATGAGGAATGTACTCGGTTCATCAATAGCAACTTCAACTTCAATGCATTTGTGAAGAGTGCAACTCTATATGATGCCAAGTTTGGTTTCGTACAGTTCTTTGACACCAAAGAATATCTCAGACTTGGTGGTGAGAATGAAGGTTTCGTTGCCTATGGATATGAAGATGACGAACGTTATAGTCGCTTCAATCTTTGTTCACAAGTGCTGCGTCTAAATGATTTGATCTATCATATGGAGCACCGTCGTACTCCTAACTCTTGGTTCAACAACCCTCACATCGAAGAGAACCGTGCGTTGTGGGAAAAACTTGGCAACATGAGTAGGGACGCTATTGAAGAATATTATAAGGAGCCCCTATACATGGTGTATCGTGGTGTCCGCAATGGCAAACGCCCTGGCACGGATGACTGATAGGAATAAGTCTATCGACAAACTGAAGGGGTTCCCTAAAGTTCTTTGGATCAATCTAGACCGTGTGACCCAACGACGGGAATACATGGAAGATCAATTGGACTACTGGGGACTCACTGATAACCACCGCATTAGTGGTATTGATGGTGATGAGTATGAGGAGAACCTGAAGGGTTCTGTACCTCATAATATGAACAAAGGTGAGATCGCATGTGTAATGTCTCACCTAAATGCTCTGCGTTACTTTGTCGAAGAGACTGACCTAGATGAAGTCTTCATCATGGAGGACGACATTGATCTTTCCACTGTCAAGCATTGGACTTTCACTTGGAAGGATGTTAGGAAGCGACTGCCCATCAACTGGGACTGCCTGCAACTAACCATCATCAATCCCAATGGGATTACTCTCAAGTTACATCAAAGGTTCATCAATGATTTCTCTGCTGCTGGTTATCTAATCAGCAGGCACCATGCAACCAAGGTCCTTAGGTGTCACCTCCGTGGCAATCAGTGGAAACTGGATCAGAACATCAAACCTCGTGCAGTGTCAGAGGATTTGATTCTTGACAGTGGTAAGTCTTACTCTACTCCCCTATTCAATTACAGATTGGACATGGGTTCTTCAATTCATGAAGAACATATTGACATCTTTCATAAAGGTAGTAATGAGGCACTAGCACAGTTCTGGGAGAGAGATGCTAGGGAGCATACTGTCGATCAGATTATGGAACTAGACGAATATTGTGGTAGAATACCACCATCAGTGTACATGGAACAAGCACAGAAACAATGACAGAAGAGATCATCAAACAACCTGACTTCACTGAACCAGTTTTCTATGATCACATAGGTATCTTTGAGAACTTTGTACGCTGGGAATTCTGTGATTCTTTGCGTGAGGTTTTTGAATACTGGTACAACAAAAAGCATTTCGTAGGAGAATCCTCCGAGCATGCCGTCACAAAAATTGGAGACAATGATTTTACCATTGACCACTTCAATGATGGGGAATCCCAATTCCCTAAAGGTGGCATGGGTCGTAAGGACCATCAACTCTATCTTGAAGTTTGTGACACAACGATGACCGCTCAGGTCAACCAAGCAATTGGTCAAGCATTTGAGATGTACGTACAGAAGTACAAAGGTCTCGTTGATTCTTGTGATCCAATTTCTTCTTGGACCTGCAAACTACAACGCACTGATCCAGGTGGTGGATACCATGTATGGCATTGTGAGAATGGCAACTTCCTCTACCGTGACCGTGTGCTGACGTGGATGATTTATCTGAATGATATCCCTCCTGAGAATGGTGGCGGCACTGACTTCTATCACCAGGAGAAAACGTTCCATCCTAAGAAAGGAACTATTGTTCTTTGGCCTGCTACGTATACTCACATGCACAGAGGTTCATTCCTTACGGGTAATGAATCTAAGTACATTGCTACTGGATGGTTCTTACGTGAACCTGGTAACGTCACAAACCGTACAGTGAGTGAAGCATTGGGTAAGTCGCAACCTGTGGATAAACTAAATTGATTTTTTATACGTGCATAACCAACGGATATGATTCTGTCCCCGACGCATATGTTGAGGAAGGTTGTAGGTATGTTTTGTTCCATGATGGAAGCATTCCTACAACCAAAGGTCCGTGGGAGTATGTACATCTTGATGATCTAAATGTAGAACTTCCTGACTGTCCTGTTAGGAAGTCATATGTTATCAAGCATGAACCGCATATATACTTCACACAGTCTTCTGATCTGACTGTGTGGGTAGACGCAGCATATAATATAACCCGAGATCTTGTTGAATATAGTAGGAAAGTCTTTCGGCATCCTCATAGTTTTGTTGTACTACAAGAGCACCCTGACCCCCGCAGTTTGCTTGAAGAGTTCAATAAGTTATATGCCGAAGGATTTTCTGACAGTTTAGAAATTACCAGGATGTCCGAGAGGATGCTGGCTGGTTATGATCCTTACCCTAAAAAGGATTACAAACAAACAATCAACTGCGTTGTCTGGAGACATAACTTCCAAGAGAATAGACAGTGGAACAGAGCATGGGCACGGTGGTATAGGAGAGGAGTCAACCGTGATCAAATTGCTAGTGCACTTGCTGAGTATGAGACAGGACTGACAGCACTGCGTGTACCGATGCAGGTCAGTCTTGACAACACTAATAGGGTCAAGAAGTACGAAGAATCTTATAATATTGATCGACCAACCAACAAACAGATCACTGACTTTCAAAATAAATTAGTAAAAATCTGGGACAGTGATATTACTTCTGCAATGATGAAGGCAGCAGTGCCCACTTTACCTCATGAATTTGGAGAAAGAATCAAACATAATCAATTGAATGTTTATACATGTATCACTAATGATTATGATATCCCTCAAAATTTTTACTTTGATCCAAACGTAAAATATTGGATCTTCCATGATGGGAAGATGTCTGTTCCTGATAAGCAGAAGATGTCAGGTGCTTGGAAGTATGTTGATGTTTCTCATCTTGGTATTGATAATCCAAGAGAGTTGGCGTTCTATGTCAAAGCAAATGCTCATGAGTTTTTTCCTCCTAACTCATATACAGTATGGGTTGATGGATGCTTTGATCATTCTTATGATTTTATTGAAAGATCTCTTAGTTGTTTTCCTTTCTCGGTCCTGCGTCATGGAGGAGAGTTCTCATACTACGATGAGTTGTTGGAAGGATTTACTTGTGCTTTCTATAGGTACAACACAGCAGTCAACTACACCAAGTATCTGGCATCGGCGGGATATGACTTCCTAAAATATTCTAGTCCACAGTGCTCTGTTGTCTGGAGACAGTTGACTCCGGAGGTAATCGAGTTCAATAAGAAATGGTATGAGGAGGGGTATCTAAATCGAGATACGATTCCTTTTGATGCTGCCATGCAGTTCACAGGAGTAACTCCCCGGTTCTATGATAACCGGGATGACTGTGGTATACAATTTGGTTTCAATAACAAGAAAGGTAGAATCAAAAAGCATGAGCAACTGGGTGACCTAGAGCAATATAAAAAGGTGGATCAGTTCCTTATGGAAATTGATCGAGAGACTGGATATGAAGCAAAGTTGTTTTGTAAGTACAAACTCCATGAGTTTTACATGAAATACTATGGTATTGGTGGTAGTTTAGGACTGTCATTCAATACTTATCCTTATCAAGAAGGTGTCCGTGTCGATAAAAGATTTGTTGTCATCTATACATGCATCACTAATGGACATGATGTGATACCAGATAAGAATTACTATGATCCTGAAATAAGATACGTATGTTTTCATGATGGCACTATTGATACTACCAAGGGTCCATGGGAGTACATCAAATTAGATCTTGATATTGATTGTCCACGAGACTTGGCGTTCTATCCAAAGTGTAACCCCCATGAGTTTTTTGAGAAAGGAACTTACACTGTGTGGGTGGATGGGTGCTTCAAACATACCCGAGAGTTTGTTGAGAAGAGTTTGTATTCCTTCCCTTTTACCACACTTAGGAACATCAGTAAGTTCTCATACTATGATGAGTTGTTGGAAGGATTTACATGTGCTTTCTTCCCCTATGAGGGGGGAATTGAGATCACTGAGGCACTGAGTGCCACAAAATATAAGTTCAATAAGTATTCTAGTCCTCAGTGTTCAATCGTATGGAGATATTTGTACGATGAGACTATAGAATTCAATGAGCAGTGGTATAATTGGAGTAAGAAAGGTATCAATAGGGATAGTATTCCTTTTGATGCTGCTGTTCAATTGACTGGCACCAAACCTCTGTATTATGAGAACAGGTCTGACTCTGGAATCAAGATGGGTTTCCAGCACAAGGTTGGTAGAGTCAAGAAGCATCCTCAGTATGGGGACAAGAAGCAGTACACCAAGGTTGATCAGTTCATAAAAGATCTAGAGAAAATTACCAAACTAAAACCACTTTTGTATATCAAATATAAGTTTCATGAGTTCTACATGAAACACTATGACATTATATGATCCTCTATACATCCATTACTAACGGATACTTTCAGTTACCACAATTAGATATTGATTGTAGGTGTGTTTGTTTCCATGATGGAAGTGTGAAGGAGCAGGAAGGTTGGGAACTAGAGTACATACCTGGGTTCTCATCTGATCCTGTGCGTATGTCACGTCTGGTAAAGATGTTGTGCCCATTTGATGAACCAAATGTGTATATCGATGCATCTAAACTTCATACACTAAACAATAAATTTTGTGAAGTAAGTAATTACATTCTTTCTCAGGATAGTTTTACTGTAATAGAGCATCCACATTGTCATAGGTATCTTGAAGAGTGTGCTGAATATATTTGTAGAGGACTTGTTCCTTTCGCTGATGTGTATAAGTTCACGGTTGCTGCTGTGGAGGCAGGGTATAACTTCAAGGACTATCTGTCACCCCTATGTACGATCCTCTGGAGGCGTGGTAAGACTGACTTTGACCAACTCTGGTGGGATTGGTACTTGAAGGGTGGTAGGAGGGATCAACTGTCCTTTGCAGTGGCATTGCAAATGAGTGGTATGAAGTATGAAACTATTCCTGCTAGAGAATTGATTGATGTATGGTCAGACGCCAGTGATGGTGGTGAGTGGTGGGCGAACAAGGGGGGTAGGTATGGTGCTGAGTATCATGTCAATCCTGAGTGGGCAGTAGACATTCTATGTGGGGTGACAGGTCTGGAAAAGAACTCAAGGAACTATCGCTGTGCTCTTCTTACTAAAAATGATAAACCTGTCTGGTTGTTCGGTGATATGTCAGATGATTTCGATTATAAGTACAGAAAATTGAACGTTTTGAATCCATATCACAGTCTTCTGTGGTATACCAATAGAAAGACTGGTGTCATACGAAGACCGAGTCGAACTATTAGATCCCACTTTGATGATCCATTCTTTTTCCCACACCCCATATGATTATTTACACCTGCGTCACTAACGGATACGACAAATTCTCTGATGATCATTACTATGATCCCAGTGTCAGGTATGTTGCCTTTACAGATGGCACTGTTGATGTGCCAGAAAAATGGGAAGAGTATCCAATCAAAGTAGAAGAGGAGTGTCCACGTAGGAGATCTGCTCACCCCAAGATCTGTCCTCATCTTTATTTTGATGCAGGTGAGTCAGTGGTCTGGATTGATGGGTGTTATGTAATCACCAAACAATTTGTAGAGACTTCTAAACGTATCTTGAGTCGTAATAGTCAGACTCATATGATTCATCCTTGTCGCTTCAATTTTGTTGAGGAAGTGATGGAAGGTTACGTGTCTTCATTCAATACCAAGGCACAGATGGTGGAGATCATGGAAGCATTGGTGGAACTGAACTATAACTTCAAAGACTATTGCAGTCCTGTACTGGCATCAATTTGGAGACGTATTACTCCTGAGATCAGTAAGTTTGGTGACTTGTGGTGGAAGTATTCTTTGATTGGTCCTAACCGTGACCAGATTTCTTTTGATACTGCACGTCAACTGACTGCATTACCCTGGCAGACAATAAAAAATACACTAAAAGACAACTGGCCTGAGGTTGTTATTGATTTTGACCACCGAACAGGTAAGTTGAATCGCTTAGGAAAGCATCCCCAAGCAGGAGATCTGGAGCAGTATAAGCGTGAAGATGAAATGCTCAAGGAGATACGTCGGTGCACTCGTATGATTCCAAGGTTGTACTACAAGCACAACTTCCAATCAATGATTGATGCAAACGTATTGAACCGATGATTATCTACTCTTGTATCACTAATGGATACGATGAGATACCGGATGAAAATTACTACGATCCGGATGTCAAGTATGTGATGTTCGCTGATGATACTGTTGAAAGGAAAGGTCCATGGGAGTTCCGAGAGATTCCATGTGATCATTCCTGTCCTCGTATCCGTTCTTCCTACGTCAAGATCAATCCTCATAAAGTATTTGATGAGGGTGAGGAGGTTGTGTGGATTGATGGTTGCTACATCATGACTAAAGAATACGTAGAAAATTGTAAGAGATACTTTGAGGAGAGTTCTTTCACAGTCATCCGTCATGTGAATCGTTACTCATACTACGATGAGATCTTGGAGGGGTTTATGTCCTCCATGAATACAAAGGAGCAGCAACTAGAGATCACCCGAGTCCTGAAGTGGATGAACTATGACTTCAAGAAGTATAGTAGTCCTGTGCTGGGATCTATCTGGCGTCGTCTAGAAAACTATGAAGAGTTTGGTGATCTGTGGTGGAAGTATGCACAGATTGGACCCAACCGAGATCAGATCTCGTTTGATGCTGCCAAGCAGTTCACTAATAAGCAGATGACTTTCATCGAAGATGGGTGGCATGAACTATGGAGAGACAAAAGAGGGAAGTATCTCCACAGAGCAGGTAGTTGTGGTATATTATTTGGACAGCAAGGAAAACAATACCGTCGCAAAAGGCATCCACAGGCAGGGAAACCTGACCAATGGACGAAGCGACGTGAGATCCTTGCTGAACTAAGAGAGATCACGGGATTACATCCCTTTGTTTTCGCAAAACATGATCACTCTGAGTTCATTGAACGTAATGTGATATCTCCAACTTTGCCTTTACAAAGTTAGGGATTCATGTTATACTAAATACAAATACGTTACAAAGCGTAATGATCTCCCCTCAAACCGAGACCTATAGGGAGAATAAAAACGTCTCTAATACCTGTTGCTGAGGGTGCAGCAGGAATATCATACTAGTGTTCCCCGCACTTATCCTTACCCTTTTCAATGTCTACTCTTTCAAGACAACAACAAACAACCTCCGCGTGGGATTCGTTCTGCGAGTGGGTTACTTCCACCAATAACCGTCTCTATGTCGGTTGGTTTGGTGTGCTGATGATCCCAACTCTGTTGGCGGCAACCATCTGCTTCATCGTTGCTTTCGTAGCAGCACCTCCCGTCGATATCGACGGCATCCG